AGGTAATATGGAACAACACCTTCCTCCAAATATTTTTTAATCAAATGAGATTTTGTATAACCTGGCATTGATGAGAAGAAAAAATGTTTCTTCATAAACATTGAGTAATCTCCAGAGGTTGCCACTTTAACTTCGTTCTCAAACTTATTGTAAAGAGCTTTTCCTTGCTCTAATGCAAAAAGTTGTTTTCGGGTAAATACTTGCATCTTACTTACGATTAACTGATTCAACATAAGCCATCATAATCATCTCCAAGTTCTCAGCAATGGAGGAAAGTGGACGAAGATTAAACTCTAAATCTTCCATTCGGTTAGAAAGATTATTCAATGTAGAGTTCATCTCCTTAACGCTCTGATTCAAAGTAGAAAGTTCAGAAGCGATGTCTTCAGAGTAATCATTCTCTGAAACGATGTGGATGTTAGACATCCCCATAGCGTTGCCTGTTACTTCATCCAAACGGGCTGAAATGTAGTGAAGGCTCTGTTGGATAGTTGGAATATCCGATTGTGTGTTGAGGTTGTTCATAGAATTAGTATTAAGGTTAAACATTAAATCAACAGGTCAAATATACGAAAAAGATTTTATATACACAAGCCTTATGTATTATTTTTTAATCATTTTATATTTTATTTTAATCATTTAACGGCTTTTGCTTTTTATCACTACTTATACGAAGTAAGTTGTTAAATAGATATAAAGACATTCTCATGCAATCGTATTACTTGTCAGGAAGCAATTTGGTGACCATTAGAGTAGCTCAAAATGTGGCTAACTCTTATACTATGTCCTATCAGGATATGTATTTACTCACCAATACCACACAATCTTTCAATTCATTCACCTATAATAGTGATGAATCCTTACTTGCTTTTACAGCATCTATTGCTGGAGCTACCTACGGAGCAGAATATAGAGCAACTCTAAACGATGACTCTGGCTCTACTATTTGGAATGGCACATTTAACACATTTGCTACCTCATCAGTCACAAAATCTATTTACGAAAATCAAATAACTGATGATTATAAATCAAATGTAACCGATAACGCATATATTGTATTATGAAGAAAGATACTAAACTATCCATAGTAAATCTATCACAACAGGAGATACCTGTAATTACTGAAGATACCAAATCAAGACACCAATGGGTGCCAGTTGGTATAATGGATATAGATGATTATTTCCCTATCCTAACCGATGCATACACAACATCTACAACCAATGCGGCTTGTATTGATGGTATTTCAGATTTAATCTATGGTAAGGGATTATTCTCAAACAACGAAATCTTCCAATTAGCATTGGAAAAGATTGTTTCTCAAGAAGATGTAAGAAGGATTTCCTTTGACTTAAAATTGTATGGAAACTGCGCAGTAGATGTAATTTGGAATGATGACCATACCAAAATCAAAAAGATGTATCACACTCCAGTTCAGAATTGGAGAGCAAAGAAGGTTTGGGATAACCCATTTGTAGATGCATATTACTATTGCCACGATTGGTCAGACCAAAGAGCACAAAGAATTAAAGTAGAAGTTCCTGCATTTGGTAAATCAACCGAAAAGAGAGAATTACTTTACATCAAAAACTATACACCAGGTAAGTTCTACTACTCAGTTCCTGATTGGGTATCTGCACTTCAGTTCTCATTCGTAGAAGCTGAATTATCTAACTTACACATCAACAACATTGAAAATGGATTCTTGCCATTGGTAATGGTGAACCTAAATAATGGTGTTCCAGCGCCTGAAGAAAGACAAACTATTGAAGCACAAATTGAGCAAAAGTTTACAGGCACCCGAAACGCTGGTAGATTTATGGTTTCCTTTAACGATGACCCAAGTGTAAAACCAACCATTGATACAATCACTACTGAAAACTTGCATGAGAAATACCAATATGTTGGTGATTACGCTCAGGACCGCATTCTTGTAGCGCATCGTATCACTTCTCCATTGTTGTTTGGTATCCGTACCGCTAGTAATGGTTTCTCCTCTCAGAGTGAAGAAATGAAAACGGCATTTTCTATCTTACAAACGATGACAATTCAAGGTTTCCAATCAGTATTGTTAAATGCATTCCAAGACGCATTTGAATTAGGTGGATGGGGTGATGAAACTGAATTATACTTTGAGCAATTGACTCCATTGGTAATCCTTTCTACAACAGCTGAAGAAACAGGTCAAACTGTAGAGCAGGTTGAAGAAGATGTAAACGAATCTATGGAAAATCCGAATACTATTACGGATGAAACTGATAACTTAATAACTGAATAACTATGGCTACTCCATTTGGATTATTTGTAACCCGAAACGATATAATCAAAACCTCTCCATTACAGGGGAGTATTGATTCAGATAGATTGTTGCCGTTCATCCGAACTGCGCAAGAAAAATACATCCTAAACTTAGTAGGAACTGTTCTTTACAACTATTTGCAGGATAATGTAGAGGCTGGAAACTCTTTTAGCGGATACTACAAAGAATTGATGGATGAGCACATCAAACCAACGCTAATTTGGTATGCTTGTGTAGAGTATTTACCATTCTCAGCGGTTCAATTCAAGTCTGAAGGAGCAGTTAAACACCAATCAGAACAATCACAAGCAGTTTCTAAGACTGAAGTTGATTACCTTGTTCAAAAATCACAGGATAATGCAGAATGGTACGCTACCAGAATGCAAGATTACCTAATTGCATACTCAAATCAAATCCCTGAGTTCTACGAATCAGTTGGAAACGCTACTCAAATCTATCCAGACCAAACAAATCAGTATTTTAGTGGAATAAACTTATAAGATATGACAGTTGTAAATAATTCAGATACTAACTACACTCTTTATTACAATGTTTTGGATTATTTCAAAACAATTATGAGCAACCACCCTTCAATCAACTATGTTTCACAGGGTGATGTGTTCCAAATAGATAATAGAGAGTTTCCACAATACCCAATGGGAAACATCATCATTACCGATGCGGTTTTTGATACATCAACTACATCGTATTCTTGTCAGTTAGTAGTAGCAGATAAGCAAAAATTAAAGAACAACGAATCAACCGGCTCATTTAACGAAATGAGTGTTCCATATTATGGGACAGATGATGTAGTAGATATACATGCTAATACCCTATCAATACTCAACGATTTATTATCTTATACTGAATACGCTACAACTAACTTTGATATAGGAACAATTACATGCACAGCTTTCAAAGAAAGTTTTGATAATGGACTTTGTGGTTGGACTGCAACATTTGATTTGATTACACACAACCCACGTCCTCGTTGTTTGTATACTTTATTACCTGAATAATGGCAACGATACAGGATGTAGCAAAGGTTTTTAGAAAGGAAGCCGGAAAAGCAATATATCCTGGTGTTCCTTATAGTGGATACCCAAAGACTCGCTCTTCTCGTGCTTTCAAAACAGGTAATTTACTTACAAAGTTTATTTCTTCTCCACAAAACGCAATCAATAGTATTGGTTCAAAAATTAAAGGTAGTTATCAGTTTGTAATTGATGTTGCACCTGATGGAGCAGAATACGGAAGATGGGTTCACTATGGAACTCGTCCAAAAAAGACAAAAGGAACGGGTATGAAAGCAAGACCTTTTGGTGAAATTGCCGCATCTTCAACTAATTTCAAAGAAGCGTTAGATGAACTAATTATGGGTGATTTAGATGGTGTGGTTGAACCATTGTTTGACGCTATGGATAATGAGTTCGGTAAGGCAGGATTCAAAGTTTCCTAACATCAAATACAATTTACCAAAAGTTGGTTAAATAATAAAAGATTTACTGATGGCTCTATCAATTTTACAATACCCAGCAAGTTGTTCGTTAGCACAATCACCGATTATATTTTCTGTAAGTGAATCATCAGCTGCTAATACCTCTGCATCTTTTCAATACAATGCAGATTTATACTATTGGACTGGGACACCCTCTCAAAGCGGCTCATTTAATTACACATTAGTAAAATACCCTAATTCTTCCAATGTAGGGATTTTTGACTTTAGTAGGATAATTAACTCCACCCTAACTGATTTGCGTCAGGAGAATCCATCTAATGTGGTTTATTTTAAGGGAGATTTTTATTTCCAATACCGAAGTGGAAGTGCATACGCTACGGGTAGTAGAGTTTCATCAGGAACATACAAAGCATTGGATGGGTATTCCCTTTTCCAAGAGCCAATTGGACAACAAATTACATCAAAGAGTTTGTATTGGCCTCTAATGACTGATGGACCAGCAACACAGAGTATTTTTGATAACAACAAAGGAACATTAGGTGTATACACTGGAACTGGATGTAATCTAAATGTATCACACCTTCAGTATTCTTCCTCTCTTACATCTTCTTATGTTGAGGTAAGTTCATCTATCAGTTCATCACAGCAAATCCAACAGGCACCTTCTTTTCCATCTCAAAGTGAGTTTCCAATAACTTACAACGGATGGTATACAATC